TGTGCTTTTGCGTACATCTGATTGATACGTTCATCAGAAGCAAATTTGCATCTAACTTCATCACTTATCGGTTGGCATCCCTGCTCAATCGATTCACTCCTCTTTTGAACTTTGTGTTGGCCAAAAAACAGCCCACAGTTTAGGAAATCGATTTTCCAGGGGGTGGTCCCTTCCTGAGAAATATCGAAGTGAATCGACGTCGAATTAATATTCGCGTAGACTGGATGATGATAAGCTTTTCCGACGCTCATCTTAAGACCAACTTTCTGACCCACCTTGATATGCTTTGCCCATCGGTCTATCGGAGCGCTATAAAGCATATCGTCACCATTTACAAGAACATGGTTAAGTTTTTGTGAGTCGGACCAAGAAGACTGTCGATCCCTGTTAGCATGAAGATAAACTCCAAGATTGGCTAAACAGAGAATTGGAAAAGACAGTATTGATCCCATAAGTTGTCCGTTCTTTTGAGTACCCCAGTACTCCACATCACCCATAGGTCGAGGATAATGTAGATCATGTGGGCCAAGAACTTGAAGAGCAACACGTTGAATCTCAGGTGACAAGTCACTAATGAGATAACGGAGGATTCGACCAGAATACTTCCAGGAAAGACCGTCAGTAGCAGCAGAATAATCGATGCTGAACCACTGATCGGTGTCATTTGATTTCTTTTTAAGATCAATGACATCGTCTGGAGAGAAAGGTCGTCCGATTAATCGGAAACAGTTCATGCGACGCATGGAGCTATGCATCGCTTTCTGAAGAGGCTTCATTACATAGTAAGGCAAAGCTTCACCTTTACTAATTACCCTGACCTTCATAGGTTCCAGGACAGCCTGAATAGTGCATTTAATTGGTGCATCTACTTTGATTTCTTTGGCAACCTCCTTTAGGGAGGACCAGTCGTCAGACCCTAGAGGCTGACGGACTTCTGAAACAACATTGGTCTTTATTTCACGACCAAAGCTCCTTGGACACCAATTCATCGACACGAGTTCATCGTGAATAGGCGAAAAATTGGCGTGCATGTCGACCCGTTTTAAAAGTTCGGCATGTTGTCCCCCAGAGCTGCGAGTACCTTCGTAGCACGCAGAGTTTGAAGCACTCTCCTTCGAAAAATCACTTTTCATCATTTTCTTAGTGATTTTCTTCTTGAGTTTCTCGAGAAGTCTCTCAAAAGTACCATTGGAAAAGATCTTATCAATTGTACTTTCGTTACCTGGATCATCTTTGGTTAACGTTTTAAAATGATCTTGGTATGTGTCTTCAACGAATTCCATTGAGACAGGCAAACTTGAACGTTTGGCTTGATACCAAGAATACCAGAGATGAGTATTTTTACGGTTGAAATCGTGTAAACGTTTCTTCCACCATCTTCTGAAGAGTCCGGACGGTTCAAAAACCATCGACGGACTAACAGGTAGTTCGTTATCTAGATACTTAGCGAGAGGATAAGCCAGCATGTGTTTTACACATGATAGCCAGATCTTCTCACTAGGGGCAATATCAAGATAACCGTGAACTTGGTCATTTAACATTCTTCGAATCTCTCTCGACGCACCATGGTGCTCGAGGATGAGATCCAGACCCTGTAATAAGGCGTCTGTTCGCTGGGAGATCGTGTAGACTACATCTTCTGACCAAGTGTGTCTAGGACACACTTGACCGGAAATGCAGAGTTCACACGACTCTTTTGAATGATCAAGACAAGAACTAGAGCGAATACTAGATTCCTGTCTCGCATGAACTTCATGCGAGCTGTCGTATTCCATACAAAATCCAAATCGGCCCCTTGAGGTCTGAGAAATTTCTCGGAATTTCTCTCGCTTCAAGTCAGTCCCGTGAGGGACGTACCAATTTGGT